GAATAACCCATTTAAAACAATTAATCAGTGGGGTAGAGATGATAGAGGAGCAATAGCAACTGAATTTGTATTAGGTGGTCAATCTGTAAGAGGAAATGATGATAAATATGATGGAAAAATGGTCCAATCATTTCCAGAAGGTGGATACGGTTGGCATTTGGGTAATAATGGATCCCCATATATGCATACCAATTCTGTAGCAATTGAAGTTTGTAATTTTGGATATATAGTAGATGGTAAGACTTATGCTGGTACTGTAGTAGATGAATCACAAATAGTAACATTAAAAGAACCATTCAGAGGATATAAAACCTGGCATAGATATTCAGATAAACAAATTGAAAATCTTAGATTATGGTTACTATGGATAGCTGAAAGGGATAATATAGATATTAGAGAAGGTCTCCCGTCTCTAATTAAAGAAAAGGGAGTAAAAGCTTTTGATTTTAATTCTGATGCTTATTACGGTAAAATAAAAGGTACCTGGACTCATACAAATACTCGTAGAGATAAATTTGATATGTTTCCACAAGATGAGTTATTAGAAATGTTAACAAATTTATAAAAATGCAAACTAAACTATTAATTATAGCAATGACGTCACTTTGTACATATCTTTGTACCTATTTTTTTAACCTATCAATGGAATATTCGGAGCAATATTTAGCTGTAATAGCTGTATTGTGGTTGGATGGTGTATTTGGCATTTGGGCTGGTGTAAAAAGGGAAGGATTTAAAACATATAAAGCTTTAAAAATAACTAAAAATACTTTTGCTTGGCTAGCAATACTTACAGTTATTTTAATGATAGAAAAGGGATTTGTAGGAGCAGGTTGGCTATCTGAAGTAATTGTCATACCTTTCATGGTACTACAGTTAATAAGTGCCCTTAAGAATGCTTCTATGGCTGGTCTAATTAAAACAGAAGAATTAAATAAAATATTAGATCGCATAGATAAGCATAAGGGTTTTAGGAGCTAAAACTTAAAATTATGCTTAAAAAAATACAAGAAAGAATATTTCCATTCTTAATAGCAGTATCTGCATTATCCGTAAGCGCAAGTGCTGCATTTTATTCAATTAGTGGATTAAGTAAATTATTTGCAGGAGCTGCATTTGCAGTTATTGTAATGACTTCATCTTTAGAGATAGCTAAATTAGTAATAGCATCTTTACTTTACCAATATCGTAAATCTTTACCAATATTTTTAAAATTATACTTATCAGTTGCCTGTATAATATTAATTCTAATTACATCTATGGGTATCTATGGTTTCTTATCATCTGCTTACCAAGAAACTGCTAATAAAGCCGGAACAATTGATGCTCAAGTTGCTTTAGTTGAAACTAAGAGGGATAATATCAGAGAACAACTTACAATTTATAATGAAGAAAAAACCAGTATAAATACAGCAGTAGGTGATTTAAGAAATGGTTTATCAAATAATACAATTCAGTATAAAGATAGAGAAACAGGTGAAATTATAACAACTACATCATCCTCAACACGAAGAGCTTTAGAAAAACAACTAGATCAAGCTATTGAACGTCAAACTGAAATAAATGGTAAAGTAGATGGTTTAAATGAACAATTATTTAACTACGAAACTGAAATTGTTGAAATATCTACTAATAATGATTTAGCAGGTGAATTAGGACCACTTAAATATCTATCAGGATTAACGGGTGTTCCTATGGATAAAATTATTAATTATCTTTTACTAACTATCATATTTGTATTTGATCCCTTAGCTATTGCTCTTGTAATTGCTGCTAATTTTGCTTTTGAGCAATTAGGAAATAAATACAAAAAAAATCTTTATGGTGAAAATGTTCCCCTCACTACCCCATTTAAAAGATATGAATACATGGATAAAAAAGAGGTAGATGTAATTTTAGAAGACAAAGAAGAAGTTGAAGAAGAAGTTGAAGAAGAAGTTAAAATAGAAGAAACTCCCCCACTCCCAAAACCAAATTATGATATAGAAAAAGACAAAATCAAAAATATGTCAGGAATATCAGGGTGGAGAAAAAGTAAAATGTTAGCAGAAGTTGAAAAGAAAAAGAAAAATGATAACAACGATTTAAGAATAGATTATTGATTATTTGGCTTCCCCAAATATTGTTCGTATATTCACGGGGTAATAATGATTAATAAAAACACAAAAATAAAGGTTATGACAGAATTAGAAAGATATGAAGATAAATTGGAGTATGATAAATTCCAAACATTAGTAAATACCAAAGAGTATGTTACTAAAGCTGAATATGAGTTTATCATTAATTATGATAAAACTGAAAAATCCAATTTCTCTTATATGGGTGATTATTCCAAACATGGTGATTATTTAAATTTTAATGTTTATTGTGAGTATGAACACCATGAAGCAATTACAAAACAAGAAATAGGATAATGAAAAAGGTTTTATATTTACACGGTTTAGAAAGTGACCAAGGTGGTCCGAAAGTAGATTATCTTTCATCAAAATATTTAGTTTGTGCTCCTAAATTAGACTATAAAGATCCTAATTGCTTCCAAAACATTCATAAATCATTATCTGAAAATAATTTTGATCTTATCATTGGTTCAAGTATGGGAGGATATTTAGGATTTGTTATGGGAGAAATTTTCGAAATCCCAACAATACTATTCAATCCAGCTCTACATAGTAGATCATTTGAACCAAATAATCACTTCAAACCTCAGTTAGGTAATACAGTTCACCATATTGTTTTAGGTAGTAAAGATGAATTTATTGATCCTAACACTACTAAAAAAATGATAAAAGACATGACACTTAATTCTCCTCAAAGTATTAAAACAGAAACTGTTGAGGGAATGGGACATAGAATTCCTTTGGATATATTTATAACCAAAACCCAACATGAGTTTTAATTTAACAAAGTATTTTAAAAAACAATATCTCCAAGAAGCCGAAGGATTTCCTAAAGATAAATGGGCTTACCTTACAGATAGTGAAAAAGAAGAATTTTCTGAAGAAATATTTAATCTTATATCTACAGCATATTCCCCAATAGGTGGAAATCCTAATTATACTACTCCTTCTAATGTAGCTGGTAGTGAAGGTGATGCTGAATATATGGTTATAGATTTAGATGATGATCCTGAATTTGATGCTGTAAAAATTTCAAAGAAAAAGGGAAAAAATTCTAAATTAGTAGCAACAGGACATGATGGTTCTAAACCTGCTAAATCAGCAGTAGTAAGAATTACAGCTATTATGCTTAAACAACCTGGAAATTATATTGAAGCTTCAGGTAAATTGAAAGATATATTATCCTCTAAAGGGGTACCTATAGTTACTGATAAAGAAACTATTGAAAAAGTAATGAAAGGAAAAACCATCGAAATGAATGATGATGGGACCTATCAACGTTATATTGGTGGAAAACAATATACTAAGACGTTAATGGGTAATCCTCTCCAATGAAATCTTACTTTAAAAAAATAAAAGACACACTGTTGTATTTTGACTTTGAACCACTTTTATTTATGTGGGTTGCAAGTGATATATTAAATAATCAGGTTCTTTGGACTACATTATCATATTGGAAAGAATTAGGACAACCTTACACATATTGGTTATATTTTGCGTATTTAATAGGAAGTGTAAGTATGTTAATTTTTTTACACAATAAAAAACTATTATCTATATTCATTACTTACTACTTAATCTTATATTTATTTTCGACAATAAGATACTTAGTAGATATTTTTGGAGGCAATGGTGAACCATTTTCTCTTATAGACATAAAAAATATTCTTATCACTTGTTGGTATGCATCAATGTGGATATGGATTTTATTTAAAATTAAAAAAGAATTATTACACAATTCATTATAATGAGTGAGAATACAGTAACAATAATTATTACTACAATTTCAGTTCTATTTGGAGCTGGAGGTTGGAAATTCTATGAGTTTCTTATTCGTACTAAAAGAGAAAAAGCTAAAGAACAACAATCTGAACAAACCATTTATAGAGATGATTTAATAGCTCGAGTTGAAAGGTTAGAAAAGGATAAAAATGATAGAACAAATGAGCTAATGATAGTGAAAGCTGAAGCTGCTGCTCTTAAAGTAAAAGTTGAATTTTTAGAACGAGAATTGGACAGAATTAAATCAAGGTAAGATTAAGATAATTTGGTTTCCCCAATATCTTTTCGTATATTCACGTCACATTATAAAATAATAAGTTATGGAAATTATAGACAAACCCTGTAAGTATACACCCTACAAAGCATACAAGCTAACCGAAGATGAACAACATTTTTTGAATTTCGAGAAAGGTGTTGAAGTATTACCTGCTAGATATCATGGAACTGGAGTAAGTCATGGTAAATTTTTCTTTTTAAGAAAACATGAAGTCGGTTCCCCAAATTGGAAAGATGGTGGGTATGAGTGTAGTAATTCATTGGGAGGTGTTTATTGCTTTCACTTTGATGCTATAATTTTACACCCAAAATATTTTAGAAAGAAAAGAAAAATTAGTATTAAAACTAATACCTATGTCCCTACAGGCGGTAAAAGAGGTAGACCTAGAAAAGATCCAAAAGATCTAAAAAATCCTAAGATTTATGTTCCAACAGGAGGTAAAAGGGGTAGACCTAGAAAAGATCCAAGTAAATTACAAACACCTCAAGAATACGTTCCTACAGGAAGAAAACGAGGAAGACCTAGTAAAGTTTAATAAAATACTAGGAAAATCAAAAAATTATTCGTATATTCACGTATAATAAGTTATGGCAAAAAGAGAAAAAATATTTAATGTAGAAAATGAAGAATTTGTTCTAAAGCAAATCGACAAACTTCAACCATTAAACTATAATCGATTCAGATGGTGGAGACGTTTTACTCAAAAACGTAAACCGCTTCATAATTCATCCCCATTATTAGATAAAATCCAAAATGGTGATTTAGATTTTTCCCATTATTGGTGGCAAATCAAATTTACTGAAATGGAGATTGATAATAAATCAATTTCTAGTTTAGATAATCAGGATTTTATTGAACAAACTAAAATGGATAGAGTTCGTAGAGGTCGTTTATTTGATGATTTTGAAAA